CTCGGAGAACCGTCGGGGATCCGTCGGCTTCCCGACCAGGGTGGGATCCTGATCGACCTTGGCCGCGATCTCCGGTGCCAGCTTGGTCCCGTAGAACTCCCGCAGCCGGGCCTCGGGGAAGCGGGCAGGCCAGATCCGGATCTCGTACCCGCGCTCGGGCAGGGTCGCGTACAGCGATGCCTCCGTCTGCGGCGTTCCCAGGTAGACCACGCGGCCGTCCGGCTTCAGGACGGCATCGAACTCCTTGACCGCCTCGGAGAGCTTGTCACGCATCATCTGCGTGAGGCTGTTGTTTGCGCTTTCCACATCGTCCGCGACGATCAGGTCGGCGCGGCTTCCCGTGATCTGGCTGGTGATTCCCTTGCTCACCACGCTCGGGCTCTGGCTCGGGGGCGCAAGCCCCACATCGAACGCGATCTTCGACTGCCGCTGGTCCTCCCTCGGGCGCAGGTGCGCCAGGATGTCCATCGTCTCGATGATCCGCAGCGTGAAGGTCGTGAAGTCGTCCGCCCGCTGCTTGCTGCTGCTGACCACCAGGATGTTCTTGCTCGGGTCCAGCAGCAGCTGATGGATCACGAACGCTGAGGTGACGAAGGATTTCCCGACACCACGGAAAGCCTGAATCACGCATCGCTTCGGTCCAGTCTGTAGATATGCCGCCAGGTCGTACTGGACGGGGGTGGGTTCCGGAAGTCCGAGATGCTGCCAGGTCAGCCACAGAAAGTTGCGGAAGTCCTTGAGCCTGGGGTCGATTTCCATCTGGTTTCGTTTCTAGCCCCGTGGATGCCCGCTACAGGCGTTTCGTTGGTCGCGTAGGGGTTCCATAGGGGTCGAGTCTGGAACGCCTGTACGGCCGTTCTAGACGGCTTCCTGGGCATCCTGGAACGGCAGGGCCTGGGACAGCTTCAGGATCGGGGATCCCGCGGCCGGTACTGCGTTGATGTTGTTGTCCTTGAGCAGCTGTCTGGCAACACCCAGGTCCGCAGCGGTCGCCTCGCCCGATTCGATCTTGTCGATCAGGTTCTGCGTCAGCAGGTCGTGCAGACGCTCAAGGAGCTCTGGGCGGTTCACGGCTGCCCCGCAAGAATCTCGTCGGCCCGTGCCTGCGTAAGCAGTCCGACAGAGACGAGGTAGTTCATTCCAGCAACGGTCACGGAGTCGTTGTTGAGGATCAGCTGCGCCGCAGAAGCAAGCTGAATGAAGTCGGCAACAGCCGCGTCAGTCGTAGCTGCGGCGCGGAATGAAGCGCGTTCTTCAGCGGTGAAGCGATTCAGAAACTCGTAAGAGGTGAAGGCAAGTTCGATCATGCGACCCCCAAGTAGACAGCAGGCATATAGTAGTTGTTTGCGACAAGGGTTCCGGTTGGCATCGTCGGAAGAGGAACCGAGTAGTTCACCCCTGCGATAAAGAATCCGACGAACGGAGTAGTGGCATTCGGATCGTTGTACATGGCGGGCAGCGCGTTGTGGTTTATCGCGCGCATCTGGAACGACGAGGCGTTGACATGAGTTGCAAGCCAGTATTGCGTACCAGCCGTCATGCTCAATGTCGCGCTCGTGTCCTCCTTGAATCCGGTGGTCGAGCAATCAAAGTTTGACGACGAAACGAGAGGACTTCCCGTGGGGTATCCATCGCTGTCGGAAGCGTAGATGCCGATCCGCGACAGCGATCCAGCAGAGGCCGTTGTCACATAGAGGCCCACGCTGTTCACAGACCAGCTTCTTTTTGCCACAAACGGCAGAAGCCAGAGCCGGTTGATGAGTGCTGGAACCGTGCTTAGACTGGTGCAATCCTGACTCGCCGACAAATAGCGGCCCGCTGGCGGCTTTACAGAAGGAGTGGACGATGTGAATCCTCCACCACCGCCGCCGACCTCGACTCCACCGGCCGTGGATCCGTCACCGATGTACAGCTTGTTGGTGTCGGTGACGAACAGCGGTTCGCCCTGGACCGGAGTGAACGAAGTGCGGTCGGCCTCAACACCGCGTCGAATCTGAAGTGCCATGTTTGCTCCTTAGAACGAACCGTAGTCCGTGGTGCCGTCGCCGGCCTCGAATGTTCCGTAGTCGTTGTTGAGATCGAAAGCGTCACCGAACAGACCGTAGTCGTCGTTGGCGGTAAGCCCGGCACCGGCTCCACCTGCGGGGTAGAACTCGATGCGTATAGGAGTCCCTGCGGTGAACCCGTTATTCGGTACGGCGAGCGCAGAGCTGGTGACAAACCCGATGTACTGATTCGCCGGGAAGGCCGCTGAGGCATCCGTGTCGTCGCCGTCCACCGCGTTGAACACGCGAACCTGATTTCCTTCGGTATTCGGAAGTCCGATGTACAGCTTGGTCTGCCCGTTGGCGAACGCGGCCAGGAATGCGTTCTGCTCCACCGCTTCGCTGGATCCCCCGCCGGATACAAGGTTTCCGGCATCGACAAAGAACTGCGGACCGGTGACTCCTGCGGCCGTCCTGCTGAAGAAGATCCGGCTCAGGAACAGCGATGTATTCGTGGCTGAAGTCTCGAAATACTCCGGACTCGTCCACCGGGTGAACACGGGATTGGTAAGCGTCTGGCTTCCGTCGTTCGTCGGGCTGTACACACTCAATTCCGCGGTCATGTAGATGTCGGCAGATCCGTATGACTGGAACTCACCGAGCGGAACACTACCTCCCGGAACCATCGCCGCTGATGTAGCAACCGACATCGGCCCGCTGGTGGAACCAGGGGTCAGACCGAGGAACTTCATCAGCGTGTTCATGGATCAGACTCCAAGGAAACCAGAGGTCGTGCCGGATGTGGTCGTGATGTTCAAACGCATCTCCGGCATCAGCGCGACCACCTTCGCCAGCGATGTGTCGGTGTTTACGATGACGGCGATCTCCGTGAACGCCGCGGCTCCGTTCAGCCTGCCCTCCAGCTTGGCCGTTCCAGATTCTCCGAATGTGGCCTGAAACACGCCGACCTTCTCGTCACCCAGCACGAACTTGTCGAATGGGCGGACGCTGGCCTGCACCCCCGCGGATGCGCTGCTTCCTAGTGCAATGGTTCTCATGGCTATTCCTTGAGTGGAATGAACTTGACGACGATTCCCGCAAGGAAGGAGATGATCGCGGCGGCACCGAGCAGCCACGCCTTGCTTTGCTCCAGATCCCTTACGCGCACATCGAGCCGCTGAAGCTCCTCCTGCTGGACCCGCAGAGATGTCATCATTGAATCGACCTTGCCTTCCAGTCGGCCGAGCGCGATCAGGACCTCTTCGTTCACGGCGTGTACTCCGTCGCCTTGATGATGTACAGGGTGTTGGCGGCGGGCGCGGAGATCGTCGGAAGCAGGAAGCTTCCGGCTGCGCCTCCGTACAGATAGCCGATGGCGGTGAACAAAGCGGGGTATGTCGTTGAGCTCACCGTCGCGCCGTTGCAGGCCAGCCACCCCTTCGGTGCCGTGGTGCCCGCGTACAGCTTGATGTCCCCCACGGCCATCAGCTGATTTGTATAGGTCCGGATTTCAGACAGGTTGTTCTCCGTCTTGAGAACGCCCTCGGTCTGAACGGCTTGTACGGTGTTCAATGGCACTACGATACCCTCACGGCGAAGAAGGTGATCTGGCTGTAGCTCTTGGTGGAAGCCGAGGTGAGATTCAGCAGCGCGGCGACATTTACCGCGGTGCCGGAGTTACAGCTAGCAATGAATCCGCTCTGGTATTCGGAGTTGGATCCAGCCGTGGCCAGGCCGCTCAGGACGATGGCCCATGTCCCTTGGCCGGACTTCGGGCGGATGCCGATCCCGTATGAGTTGACATTGGTGCTTGCGATGCCGTCGAAGATCGTTGATGGAGATCCCGAGGTGTCGTTGACGGTCGGTGCGTTGTTCTGCGAAACATCAATGCACCCGCCGATTGCGATTGACCCACCCGCAGAAACCGAATCGACATAGGACTTCGTAGCCGCATCCGTCCCCGCCGTCGGCGTTCCCAGGTCGGTGATCTTCTGACTCCCCATCGACAGCGATGCGTTCGGCGGCAACAGGCCCGACAACGAGAACGCGGACAGGATGGTCCCGAAGTTGGCGATGCCCTTGCTTCCGGATGCGTCCGCGTACAGCATCCTGTACGAGCCGGTCCCGCTATCGGTGAATCCCGTGCCGCGGAGCTGGGAATACGAGACCGAGTTGTCCGCGATCTTCCCGCCATCGACCGCTCCGTTTGCGATCTTCCCGTTCGTAACGGCGAGATCCGCGATCTTGTCGGTGGTGACGGCGTTGGCCGCAATCTTTGACGAGTCGATGGCACCGCCTGCGATCTTCCCGCTCGTCACGCCGAGATCAGCGATCTTCGCGGTAGTCACCGCCTGATCCGTGATCTTCGGCGTGGTGACGCTCGGCTCCGCGAGCTTTGCCGTCGTGACGGAGAGATCCTGTAGGTTCAGCGTCGAGACCGAGTTCGCCGCCATGTAGTCGTTGGTGATCGAGCTGTTCGGGATCACATCGAGCGCGCTTCGGGAGATGCCGAAGTTTCGGACGATGATGTTGGATGATCCGCTTGCAGGCGCGGTCGTGAATTGCAGCTGGTAGCCACCACCGACGGAAACGATGTCGTAGTTCGTGCTGGGCCGTTGCAGCACACCGTTGACTTCCACCAGATACATCTGGGGATCGGTGCTGCTCGGGGTAGGCGATGTCAGGTCGAAGTTGACCTGACTATCCGTTCCGCTGAATGCCCAATTCTGGGGGACCGTGTACGCACCGTACAGGGCGATGCTGTCCACATAGCCCTTCGTGGCCGCGTCCGAGAGATCCGAAGGTGCGCCGACGCTTCCGATGCGGAGACTCTGCGCGTCCCAGGCGTTGCCATCCTCGTTCAGCGAAAGGGCACCGCTTCCGGTGTCCTGCGCCTCCTGGGAGATGAACAGCTGCTGCTTCTGCGCGTTGTTCATGTCGGTCGCCGTGAGCACCGACGCATCCGTGTATGTCACCTGGAGACCGGCGACGGTCTTTGGCGTGATCCGCTGGATCTTGATGTAGGCCAGGCTCTCGGGGATGTTGCCCGCCGTGAATGTGACCGTCCGCGCAGTCGTGTTGATCGTGTACTGCGTGTTGACGGTCTTGGCGTTCCCGTTCACATACACATAGATGTGAGCCGCCGACAGATAGCCGTCGATCTGCGACCAGCTGAAGGTGGCGGTCGATCCGTCACCCGTATGTGTTTGGAATGAGTTGGCCATCATCTACCTCGGGAATACTGGAGAAGTTCAGCGAACGGCTTGCCGCTTGCCGCCCCAGCGACGGTAGCTCTGCGGCTTCTTTCTGCATCCATAAGGTCGGGAAACT